AGGGGAGACGGAGCACTCTCCCAAAGCGGGTCGTTTATACCCATAGGAGACTTTTGCCACTCGTCATCTCTTTTGCCCCATACATAGGTGTACATGAAGCTAAACTTTCCTTGCTGCCAAGGACCCTGCCAAGAAGATTCCTGACCGGTGAACTTAGCAACAGGCGAAGAGCGCGGCGGCGGTAACTGAAAATGCCTGCCTCGATAAAAGCGAAAGGGCCGTCCCTTGGTTTCTCCCTGGAAATCTGGCATTCCTTGCCGATGAGCGCCCGCAGTATCGATGGCCCAAACCTGTTGCCTGTTGGAATCCCAGATACGACCCGGTTCCAACACCTGCATCACGTCGTCTCTTACGAAGAACTCTGGCTGATAAATACGAAAAGTCATGAGAGTATTAGTATTCGGCCAAGAGCGGTCTATTGTGACGTATACGATTTCTCCATCAACCCACCACTCTCGGGACTGTCTTCGGTGCCAAGTACCTGCGGTATCCTTGACTTCCAAGTGCATAATCCCGTCCCAAGTCCCGTCTGACTTGAACTTGTCAGAATACCAAGTCTTAGCAGTAGCGTTAGCAGAAGAGTTTCCGAGGTTGACTCCAGCGGTATCTGTAATCCTAAGAACGCGGTTGTCCGTGTGGTAGTTAATCGCGAGGTTGTGATCTGCACTCGCGGTTTCTTCTAAAAGAACAACGTGCTCCTCGTCAGGCACCAGTGCCTCGGGGACGTCGCCAGATAAACGGTCCAAGGCGGAGTTCAGAGCCGCGCGAACTCGTTTGTCGAACGTAGACCCAGAGCTATCCCACGCTCGCATTTCCAAAAGACGCTCGCGAAGAGCCCCGAGAGATACGTCCATATTTCCTCCAAAAGAAAGGGCCGGGGCCTTTTGAGCCCCGACCCTAATGTATCACGAATCAGCTAACTACCACACACCGTTGATCCAGCAAGTGGCCTTGTCTCCCGAAGAAGATCCCGCATCGGCTTCAAGAGCCATAGCAAAGACACACTCAAGGTTGTCGGTGGTTGCGTCGGCATTCAGAGTGATTGTGTCAGCGATACCTGCAGTGCTTGCATGAGCGACCAAACGATCACCCTGAGCAACACCACCGTCACACTGAACTTCACCCGCACCCTTGGCAATGATCCAACCATAGGATCCTGCTGCGACCGCATGAGCCGCTACTCCAAGAATCCGATACACATGAAGTGTCGCAGTGGAGAGCAGTCCGTGGAAGGGAGCGTAATCGCTGTTATCCAGCATGATCACGTTACCTTCAGCGAAAGCCGAAGAGTCGTCGTTGTAAACGAAGATCCATTCCCGGTCACCGTAATGAGTCGAGTTGGCTGCGTTTACCTCGTCAGCAGGTTGCACGTACCGAGTGCCTACAGGGTAAGCCTCGTAAGTGTACGTCGTGCTAATAGCGTCAGTTTTTACAGTTCCCATAATGGCCTCCTAAACGCCACTGGTCACGACGCCTTGGGCGACGAGCTTAGTGCAGATAAGGTTAGCTTGCATAGAGAAGAGAGCCGTAACGACGTCTTGATCGCCAACACGTTCCTTGAACTCGCTGATGTTCGGAGCTTCCGACATCGGCATTTCAAGGTAGTCGGTGTTGAGGTAGTAAGCAACGCCTTCAGTAGCAGCGCTAGTGCTGAAGTTGCTAGGTTCAAGGTCGATCGAAGAATAAACCTTCGCGACACCAATCCCGAGTTCAAGCGTATTGCTCTTCTCAGTCTTGTCCTCAACAACCTTGATGCGAACTAGATCTCGACGATCCTTCTCAAAGTTGGTGTAAGTGCCGTCGTCCATGATCACCAAATCAGGTCCCTTTCCAGAACCAGCATAGTGAGCACAAGTACGATACATCTTACGAAGTTTACTAATACCCTCGGAACTGAAAGTTCCAATGGTGTCGTAGTTGTTGTAGTGGAAGTAGCTCGTAGCCTTGGCCACACCTTGGACTTCCTCAGCAGCAGTTGCCTGAGCAGCAGGAGTAACGAAGTCGATAAGGCCGTTGGTCACACCGGTTCCGATTCCGTCACTCACGTCACCACTAAGACTCAAGAGCCCCTTTAGTTCCGCAGTCTGGAAAACGATACCGCGACTCACACCCGTAAGAAGGTAAGAGTTGATGTCAGCCTTAGCGCCTTCCATTACCGACTGAGGATATTCCTCAATAAGACGGACGACGGCAAGTTTGCCGCTGTTCATCTGAAGTTCCTTCTTAGGAATGTTGATAGCGACCACCAGACGGTGAGGCTCAACTTGGAACTTCTTGATGTTTTGACGGCGAGTCATGTTCAGAAGCTCGTCACCGACGTATACACCAACACCGCGAGCAGGGGCAGAACCAGTGAAGGTACGCTCAATATAAGAGCCGCCTTCCATGGGCATCCGAGCCTTGGAGTTGAGTGCTTCGTACAGTTCATTGCTTCGAACGAAAGAATTTACGAGGGGACCACGAAGGTCCGCGAACGTAGTATTCAGTACTTCGGTCGAGATGGACATTTAAATGCACCTTGTTTTGGTTACGGGACAGCAGCAAGCTCGCACGAGTGGCCACGCCCCAAAGAATAGGGGGTTGGAAAGTATTCCACTTGTCTTAGCCTGCCTCGTCGTGCCGTAGCGCGGACTCCGAAGAGCTACCCGCCAGCAGTATTAGGTGCTGCGTAAAAACTACACCGTTTAAATAAACGATGCAACACTATACCGTTATTTTTTTACCAGCCATTATTTGCATAGGGTCATTAGACACAGCCCTAATCTTCTTATTTTTCTTACCTAATGCTTTTCTAAGCTGGTCTTTTCTACCCTTTAGAGAGGGCAGCGTAGTAGCTTGTACGTCCGAACCGACCATAAGAACTTACCTCGCAAAGCGAATACGGGCATGATAGCATAACGCAGGAGGAAGACAGTGACTAATAGCCTAAGCGCATTGCCGAAAGGCTCTACTATCGCGCAAATGCCAGAACTGGACATGCGTAAGGTCCAGGCCATGTTTTCTACATACGATGCTTTTGTGTCGATGTGTCAGATCGTGCGAGAAAACGAGTCTATCGGGTATATGACCCCGACCAAAACACAACGGAAACTACTAAAGGCGTATCACGAGAACCGATGGGTACTCGTAAATAAGTTTCGTCAGGCAAAGATTACCACGATTTCCGTTATGCTCCTTTTGCGCGACTGTATGTATTTAGAAGGAGTAAAGGGTCTTCTAATCGCAGAGCGTCAAGACACCGCCGAAGATATCTTCGAACGGATCTTGTTTGCTTACAACCGACTGCCCGACTCCGTAAAGACGCCCATGGCCAAGGGTCGAAAGGCAGGAACGACGCAGATGCACTTCTGTCATGGCGGCGGTATCAAGGTTCTGACCGCAGGCGGTCGCTCTCCTGCCATCGGTCGTTCGATCGACCGACTGGTCATTACCGAGTTTGGTGAAGCACAGTGGCAGCGCAAAGCAGCAATCAACATCTTCCCGACGGTTAATAAGCGACCTAATGCCCGCGTTATTTTGGAATCGACGCCAGGACGCGCCGGGTCACATCACGAGCAGATGTGGCAGTCCGCGCTGGAGGGCAAGAGTCGGTTTAGTCCCCTGTTCTTAGACTGGTGGGACGACGACAGTTGTAGAATCGAAGACCCCGACATGAAGCTCACGCTGGAAGAACAAGCATACATGGAGCGCCACGAGGGTATGGACTTGGGCAATATGGGCTTTAGGCGCAGTGCTCTAAATACAGAGTTCGTCGGAGATACTCGTCTATTTTGCGCCAAGTACCCGTCCGACCCTTACGACGGTTGGTTGGGGTCATTGGCTCCCGTCATGCCGGTAGAGGTTCTAAAGCCCCTCCTGGCTCGTGCTGTACCAGACCCGGTGACGGGACCTCTCGGCTGCTCAGTTTTAGAAATGCCGAAGCCGGGGGTGAAATACCTTATTACGGCTGACCCCGCCGGGTTTGGTGGTTCTGGAGATAAGAGCGCCTTGACCGTGTGGAACGCTTTAGAGCGAAAAGAAGTAGCCTTTTGGGAAGATAGAGAAGACCCTGGTAGATTTGCCCACAGACTAATGAGCATACAGAAGCACTATAACGATGCGTTGCTTTGCGTAGAGTCCAACGCCACTGCCTGTATCGCTGTTCTCAAGGACAAAAGATGTCCTAATATAATGTGGACAGATCGAAATCACCCTGGTTGGTATGCTACGGCCAAGCGAATCCAAGAAGCCGAAGCTCGATTAGTCCAAATGATTCGACAAGAAGAAATAGACATCAGAAGCAGGGGCATGTTGCACCAACTCGTTAACTACGACGGCAGCACTAAAAAACGTGTCAAAGGTCTCGATGGGACAACTCATCACTTCGACCGTGCCCGAACAGCTGTAATGGCGGCAGACGTATTGTCGCGTAGATTCTTCACACGCGCTACTATTGAGGAGCAACCACAAGAGCGTGTCCCTGGACAGCTTACTATTAGAGATTTAGATAGATTCTCAAAGAGAAGGAGCGACGAGGCTAAGAGCCTCTTCAGACCTCCACCTCGGGAATGGATGTAGGAGTTGACATGGCCAAGAAAGAAAAGACCTTCCGACAGCTAATCGAGGAAGAGTATAGAAAGCGTGGCGGACGAGGAAAGGTCACCGGAGAGCTTCGTCAGCAAGGAATCGAAGCTGAAAAGAGTGCGGATAACAGCAAGGAGGCATCTGAAAATGCCTAAGTTGTCTACATTGATCGAACGCCACAAGAGCTTCTACGAAGATAACGAGAAGAAACAGTTCGATAAGGCACGTCGATTCTATCGTGGTGACTTCTACACGTCTAAAGCAATGGACGTGGAAAGGAATAACAACCTCCACCTCTGCTCTAAGAACCTAATCTACGCTATTGCAGACACTGCAGTATCTGCGCTTTTAGGCCCGAATCCCCAAGTGGCAGCGATGCCTCGGAACGAAAGAAGCTCCGAAGCTACCCCATCGGTAACGGGTCTTCTGGAGTACATTTTTAGAGAGAACAAGATGCGCCGACGCGCAGCTACCGCTTTGATCGACGCCGTTCTTTGTAAGCGCGGTATCTTCAAGACCAGCTGGGACAGCAACAAAGATTGTCCCACGATCAAGGTTTGTGATCCCTCTACGGTGTTCTTCGATCTAACCGTGCGCGATGTAAATGACATTAAGTACTGGCTGGAAGCTACCGTTCTTCCCTACGCGGAGTTCAAAGCCCGAGTGGAGACAGGTCGCTACAAGGCGAGCTTGGCTGATGTAGAGCCAGATCGCTACCCGACATGGATGCTCGGGGACGATCAGAAAGGTATGACTGACTCCATTCGCGATGCGTTCGAATGGGTCACGGTCTGGGAATACTACGATCGCGAGACCAACAAGGTCATGCACTACGTGCAACAGATCGACCAAGTCGTGTTCGAAGACACTATCGAGTACATTCCTTACTCGATGTTCAGCCTAAATCAGTCAGGTATCGACTGCTTGGGTCTGTCAGAGGTACAACTGGTCCTCAACCAGCAAGAAACGGTCAATGATCTCTTGACCCACATGAAGCGAATCACGTACCTGCAGATTCCTCGCATCCTCTACGATGCCGGTCGAATCAGCGAAGAAGACCTCAATAAAGCAGTAGAAGCTACTGCCGGTTCTTTTATCGGTATGGCGCCTCAGAACTCTGAAGCATTGAGATCTCTATCCGCTCTGTTTTATGAAATGCCTATGCCCCAGACCCCGCAAGGTGTCGTCGCTTTTATCGACCGACAAGAAAACGACGCGGCGTTCATTTCGGCACTGGCTGAAGCTGCTCGTGGACAAGTGGTTGGCGCACGTACCGCTACGGAAATGGCCATTATTGATGCCCAGATGAAGAATCGCTTGGCTACTCGCGAGGGTCACCTCAACGATGCCATGGAAGATTTAGCAGGTAAGGCTTACTTCCTGTGCCGTAAGTACATGCGCGGTGAGAAGATGATCAAGATCGCAGGCAGTAGGAAGTGGTCTTCCGTTACGCTCGACACGATTATGGACGTCGATATGGCGTTCGAAATGGTCAGCTACAACCCGATTAAGACCAACCCTTCGGTCATGATCGAGACCCTGCTTCAGCTCATCCCGCTGCTTCAGCAAGACCCGAACATCAATACCCGTCAGCTTACCGAAGAAATCGTCAAGGGTATCGGTCTCCCAACCAAGTTGCTTATGCCCGAAGAGGAAGTTGCTGCTGTTGCGGAAATGCAAATGCAACAGCAACAACAGATGGCTCTCGGCGGAGCTGCGGGTGGAGGAGGTGGACCCGCGCCGTCGCCAGAACAAGCAGCCATGTTAGAAATGATGGCTATGGCTGGAGGCGAACAAGCAACGCCAGAAGAAAGCATGGCAGCAGGCGGTGGAGCACCTATTAGAGAGGCAGGCTGATGTACAAAAGTAAACCCAAGAAGAAAGCTCTTTCCGAAGCCTTGTCTAAGGCAAAGAAAAAGAAGAAGTACTAATGGCTATGGATGCTGGCGATAGAAAGCGAAAGGCGAGCAGTACGCGCAACACGGTTTAGCTGCCGGAACGAGCAAAGACTAATGGCTGAATACGACGAGATGATGGCTATCCTTCGACAAGATGCCCGTGTGGCAGATGCTTGTCCCGAGGCTACTCAGAATCTTGAGCTAAACTTGCAAAATCGGCAGAACGCTTTGGACACCAAGATGTACGGTCCAGCCAACCCTGGTCTCGACGACGAAGGCGGCAACGCCGAGTTCTGGCAAAAGTACGCAGACAAGTTCAACGACAGCGTCGAAAACGTCATGACCATGCGCTGCGCTAACTGTTCCTTCTTTGACACCACCGACCAAGTTCTTGCTTGTATAGAAGGCGGTCTTGGAGACGAGGCTGACCCAGAAAGAGCTGTAGAGGCAGGAGACCTCGGATACTGCCAAGCGCTTGATTTTAAGTGCGCCTCTGCACGAGTCTGCGTCGTTTGGGCAGGGATGGCTTCGTAATGGCTAAAAAGGACCAGGTATCTAAAGACATTAAGAAGTACATGTCTCACGGCAAGCCGCAAAAACAGGCCATTGCCATTGCCTTGTCTAAAGCCCGAGGGAAGAAGTAATGCCTACGCCCAAGGAACAACGCGACTATAAGAAAGAGTACAA